CATTTAGGTTCAGTAAAGTATTCAAAAAGATTTTCAGCTGTAGTTTTTTTATCAGATGATATTTCATTTTCTTTTATTAATTCTCTAATTTCATTTTTATCACCAATAAAATTACCGCCTGTAACAAACTCTGCAAAACCATCTGGTAAATCTTTATCTAAAAAACCGTCTTTTAACAAATAACCTAGTTGTCCTATTTCGTGGTCTAATTTACCTGCTTCTAATCCTTGTGAAATATTTGATGGTGTTCCTTTTACTGCATCGAATAAACTAGGGAATTTGTCTAAATTTGGTATATCATCATGGGCTAAAGCTGCAAAATTTTTATCATTTAATTGTTTTAACAATACTGGATTAGTTTGTGCTAATTTTCTTCGGCTTATACTTTGTTCTTGATTTTTTTGTTTTAAAAGTTTAAATGCTTCGTCACTATCTAAACCTACACCTTCTGGTAAATTTAATTCTTTAGATAATCTTTGTGCTTCTCCTGTTCTTTCTGGGTCTTTTTCTGACACAGATTTAAGCATTCCTTTTAATAATTCTTCTCTTTTTTCATTTTCACGTTCAAAGTATTTATTAAAAGGATTATTTTCTTCCTCATCATAATTTTGATTTGGTGTAAATTCTAATGATTTTAAAAAAGGATTATTTTCCATGTTATTTCTCCGCTAATGCTTCTAACTCTTCATTGTATTTAATAGCATCCGCTTTGTTTTTTGGCCTACCAAATTCAACCCACATTTGTGCAATATTAGTTTGTGTTGCAGGTCTACCATTAGAACGTAACGCTGCACTAATTAATGGAACAACTTCATCTGAATCTATTTCACTTGGATATATGTTTACAGATTCACCTTCTGATGTTGTTACTTCAACAAATATATCGTCCATGTCATCGTTATCAACTTCAAAATATACATTTCTATCATAATTAGTAAAACCACCAAAAATTCCTAAAAACTTTTCATCTCTATTATCTACATTGACATTATCAATTAATATTTTTTCTAAAGCATTTTCTTTTTCTGAATAAGTTACTTTTCTACCTAGCATTTCTTGCATATAATTTATTTCTTCATGCCATGCTTGTTGTACTGCAATATAAGATTGATTATTTTTATTACCTTTTTTAGCTTTATATAATTTTTGTAAATTATATTTATTCATAGTGTTATGCAACATCGTTACATTACCTGATACGGCTATAACTTTTTTTTCTCCACCACTTTTTATTTTTTCTCCTTCTACTAAAAATTTTCTATAATCTGCTTTTGATAATTGACCTCTATATTTGCCTAAATTTTCTGGTAATGTTTCTGTTGGGTTTTGTAATAACATTTTATATATATCTGTTATTGAATTTTCTGGATGTCCATTTTTTGCTATTCTTTGATCTTCTCGTGTTAATTTAGCAAAATCACCTTCGTTTACATCTGCATAACCACCTTCTCTAGAAAAAGCTGTTGCAAAAATTTCTTCTTTTAAATTTTTATACTCTCCTTCATTTATTGATTCTTGATCGTCATATACTTTTTTAAATTCTGTTTTTGCATACTCTAATTTTTCATCATCTATTATTACATCATTTAATAGCTCTAACATATCAGTTCTTTTTGGCATTCCTGATTCATCATTACGGTCATTAAATAATCCATCTTTACCACCAGCAATTACTTTATTTGCATAGTCGTAATCAATATATTTTAATATTGTATCTATATCTTTATTAACAAGATCAACGTGTTCACCATTACCAAAGAATTTTTTTTCTTGTGCTTCTTTAAATAATTTAACTACATTTTTCATAATATCTTCATTGCTTGCATCTTTACCTGATAATGTTTTTGCTTTTGTAAATATAGAATCTGCTTTTTCTACACCAAGTGTTTGAATTGCAAACAGTTGCATTGTTTGATGTTCTGGAATTATTTTCATAACTCCTGTTTCTTCATTAAAAAACTTAGATTCTTTAGACGCATTAAACCAATATTCACTAGCTTCTGTATCACTTAAATCAGGATTTTGACCGTCTAATGCATTAAGGCCATTTGTTGTTGGTGCATTACGTCCATCATCTGCTGCATGATTACTAGACAAAAGAAACGTAAAATTTATCTTACTTAAAGGGTCATCACTATTTGGATTGCCACGATAATTAAAAATATTAGTTGCTTGCTTTTCACCAACTTGTTTTAAATATCCTTTTTTTACTGTTTGGTTATATGTTTTAAATGTAGCAGGTGACATTTTATTTAAAGTATTGTAATTGTGATCAAGAAATGTCATTGCAGTTTTAAAATCACCTTCCGCTATCATTGTGTCTAAAGCTGCTGATTGCACACTATTCCATACTTGCAACATATTATTTCTTCTAATTGGACTGTCTGGTGATAATCCAATTCTGTTATCTTCTTTACTTTGTAATTGCAAAGCTGCTGTTAAAGATGCATTGTATTCACCATTTAAATCAAAAAAATCTTTATAATTTTCACCTGCTTCATTTGTTTGCGTAGCAATATCAGCAATTGCTGAATTCTTTAAAAACTTAGAATTTTCACTTATATAATGTACCCCCATTCTGTTGGAAATGGTTTCTTTTGTAGCTCCTGATTTAATTTCAAATGCTTCTATTTGTCTACTGTTTTCTAAAGTTCCTAAATATTGTTGTCGTATAGTTTCAATATCATTTTTTTGCTGGTCTAAAATTGATATAGGTTGATTTGTGTCTGGATTTGTTCCTACTGTTTTTACAGCACCTTCACTTTCTAATGCTAAATATTTAAATTTTATTTCATTTGCTTCTTTAGCAAAATCAGCGTGCGCTTTTTTAAAGACCGCATCATCTCTTGCAAGTTGAAATTCATCTCTTATTGCATTAAATTCTTGCCCTGCTTTAGATTGTGCTTGAGCTAATTTGGCAGTTGCTCCACTTACTGTATCTTTCATTGTGGCAACTTGACCGCCACTATATAATGCTGGCGCACCACCTTGAATATTTTGAGTTAAATTCATTGGTACTTGCATAATTACCTCTTAAGCATTTCTTTTAACAAAATTTTGTGCAAGAGAACTTACACCTGTAAGTAAACTAGGTGCTGCATTCATAAATCCGCTAACATTACTTGCACTAGAAAACATAGCCCCTGCTGATACACCTAACATATCAGATTGAATTTTGGCATCTACACCTCTTGTTTTCATGTCATTTGCAGCTTTTACTCTATTAACATCTATTGTTTTTCTATCAATAGCATCTAAAACTCTTCTACTAACTTCAACATCTCTAGAACTTCCATAACCTGCTTTACCACCTCTAGACGCTACGCTAACTTTTCTTTTCCCTTGTTTTTGACGTTGGTCTATACCTAAATTTTGTTTTTGTTGTGCATATTGTCTATAAATATTAAACGATGCAAACTCCATTGCGTCTGCATTAATTGCAGACATTGCTTGTTGATGTTTAAAATTTAAACCTCTTGTTTGCAATTCATATTTTTCAGTTTCCCCTGCAAAATAATTATGTGCTAAACCAGTAAACATACCGCCTATTTCCATAGCAGTACCAAAATTACCTACTTTATCTATAAAACTTTGACTTTTAGCCATTTTTTATCCTCGTTGTCATAAGTTCAACACTTCCTTGTTTTTCTAATATACATACAGTTTATCTGTTTACGGTCACACTATCCACCAATAGCTACTTCTAAAGTTACACCTACAACTGTTAATGGTAATGGATCAGTTTGTCTTACAAAAATTTGTCCTGTATCTTGCCATGCTGGAGTTAACATAATTTTTATATCTTCCGTTTTTAAATTTGGTGGAGTTCCATATGGTTCTGTTGTACGTTGTTTTGCTTCTACTAATTTATCAGCAGTAGGGCCAGCAAATATTCCAGAACTTTCTAAAACACGCAACCAAATATGATTTAGATTTTTTACACGGCCTTGACCAAAAGCTTCTGTTTGCAATGCTAAAGGTAACGTCTGCAAATCGCTGTTATATGGCAACCCTATATGAACAACACTAGAAGCACGGTCTAACGTGACAGAACCGCTAGAAACTACTTTTTGTGGATGTACAGCACCATCAGCTAAAATGCTTACTGTTTTGCCTTCTAAATGTGATAATCCAGCAGTAAAAACATTTCTTGCAACTTCATACGTTGTTATGGCTGTATTGCGTAAACTTGCTGGTAAATCTACGTCTAGTTTTACAGTTGCTACTGTTGCACTTGTAGTAGAAACAATATTGCATCTGTAATAATTTGTGCCGTCTACTAAAACAATTGCATCGCCTACATCATCAGTACTAGGAGGTGCATTAAATAAATTGTAGTTGGCAGTAATCGTAACGCTTTCTCCTCTTGTATAATTTGTACCGGCAGATATAGTAACGTTTTGTCCTGTGTTTGTATTTGTACCGTTATAAGTTGCACCTGCGTCAACAAAAAAACTATCACGTTGATTATCGTATAATCTTGTACCCATACGTTCTATATATTTTTTAGTAGCACCATTTATAGTTCTTTGAATAACTGCATATAAAACATCATCATTACCTTCAGAAACTGTTGCAACGCTTTCAAACGTACCATCTGTATCATGTTGATGCCATGCTCCTATAGTCTGTTCTGGAACATATGTAAGACCAATTAATTTACCGCTGCTACTAACAAACCAAACAATAGGCATAGGAGCTTTTGCTAAACCCATATCTGTAATTGTTAAATTATCAAATAAATGTGGCGCACGAAGAGATAGATCTCCTGTAATAAATCCATTAGCTTGCCAGTTATAACCAAGTTCTCTTACATGACCACCACGAGATGCACAATAAACCATGCTGTTATTTACAATTACTGGCTGTGCATTATTAGCACCAACATATGACTGTGGTTTTACTGATATAGATGTTGGTGTTATAGCGTCACTATTAACAGATGTAATGCGCCATTTTGCTGATCCTGTAAGTAACAGTAAATTTGTTAAAGGAACTATATGTCTAATAGTATTTGCTTCACGAGCAGCTACTTGAAACTTAATACGGTCATCATCAGCTATTGGTAAACCAAAAGACATATTGCTTTCAGTTCCTGATTTTGTCATAAAAATACTTTGCGGTTCATTATTTGTACCTGCAAAAACTCTACGTTGTTCAAAATAAGATACAGCACCGGGAAAATTACCAGTACCTACAAATTCATTTTCATATATAGGTGTGGTTCTAGAAAAATCTCGTGCAATGTTATTATCAACAATTGTTGTTCCAGTTGATTCTCCTAAGAATCCAAAAATACCACCCTGTTCTTTATAAACTCTATACCTAGACGCACCAGTAACTGCGTTCCATGAAATTGTATTTTTTGCTCCTGTAACAAAAATATTATTATTACCTGATCCAGAATTAGATGCTGCACTTTCATCTACTAAATTAGATGCAACAGCCGTTACAACATAAACATGAGCTTCATATGTATCTGTATTTGTACTGCTTGATGAAGGAATATATGGAGTAACAGTAACACCTGTTGGTGCTGCTAATGTACTAGTAAAACTAATTGTTTTTAATTCCCATTTAGTTGCGCTTAATCTTCTTAGTTCTCGTGGTGCATGATTAGGATGCACAATTGTCATAACATCAGCAGATTGTACATAATGAATATCAAATAATTCTGCTTCTAAATATGGTGATGGTATTTCATATGTCATGTCCGCAGGTAAAGCATACCAATTTGTAGAGTTTGGTGGTTGACTATTTGAGTGTGCTGTTTTTGCGTAATAATTAGTACCACTATATTTTGCTATATCACCAACCACATAATTAGTGCTGTTACTCCATGCTGTTCCATCTGAATAAAGTAATGTTTGACCTTGTGTATGAAATCTAAAATAGGTATTACCCATTTCAATTACCATTGTTTGCACAGTAGAAAATGTAAAAGATAATAACCTTGTTGCTTTTGTACTGTCTTTTACTTCTTTAACAAATGCAAACCCCGGCCTGTTTTCTGCTGGCCCTTGTGGTTTGGCAATAAAGTTAAGCATTTTTGCTGCGCCTTGCTGATACTTAGCGTCATCAATACGACCAAACATTTCTGGTGATATCTCACCTCCAGAAAATGCTCTAGCAAACGTGCGTGTAACTGGCATTGATTACCTCCCAGATGTCCAAGGAACTATATGCTCTACCGTAATATCTCTATGTAAATTGTCTGATTGTTTTGCTTGTGTTAAATATCCTTGCATCATTTGTATACTACGTTTTGCTTCTGCTGCTCCTTGATCTCCTTTTATAATAGGCCCTGCTAACATTGATGCTAGATGCCATGACAATGTAGTTACAAATAACGGAGAAAATATAGAAGGGTCAGTTACATATGCTTGATATCGCAACATTGCATTTTCTTGATTTGTATAAATATATGTTCCTTCTACTGCAAATTGTTGTGGTGAATATTGCCCTGCCACAATTGTTGGTGCATAATTACTTGTTATTCCTCCCGGAGTATCGCCAGCAGACATTCTTGTAGCGTAATCGTTTTGTGCTGAAGGAGATATTATTGAGACAGGATTCATCATATCCGCAGGTGCTGCGTATGCATAATCCCATTGGTCAAGAGTATTTGTAGTAAGTGCTAAATTTTCACGTTTTGCTGCAAAATTCCAATTATACATTTCTAACAAATTGTTTCTAGCAATTGGATAAAAACGTGCAGCTTTTTCCGCTTGTGCTGATCCTTCTGGTGGATTTAGCGAAGCTATTGTTGCATCATCACCCAAATGAGCTAGGGCAAGATTGCAAATATCTACTTCAGTTGCCATTACATCTCCTATAAAAAGAGGAGGATAGCAGTAATACTACTAGCCCCCTGTAAGTCAAATAAGAAGACTAAACCTATTTACTAGCTGCTTCAAGTTGTTTAATAAGAGTATCTTTTGTTTGTCTTCTATCAAGTTCAAGACCGATAGTGCGACCATAAACTTCAAGTTCTGCTTTAGTCATCAATTCTAAATTAGTTATCTTTACTTCAGATTCCACAGGTGTAGTAGACGCTACAGGTGTCTGAGGTTCTTGACCACTAACTAATTCAAGATGCTTGCAATACTCTCCGTTATACTCAAATTCTTCGTCAGCTTCTCTCATGGATTGACCAACGAAACACTTAATTTTTGCTTTGTAAATAGGCATAAGTCTTTTTTAGTTTAAGCTACGGTAAAGCCAGAAGCATAGAACTTCCTACCGTCACCGATTGTTTCTACTACGTCAGCAGTAACTTTACCAGCGTTAAAAGTACCTGCAATTGTGTATCTAGCACCTAAATATCTTTGGCCTTTGCCAGCGATATCTGGGTTAATACGAACAACTACATTTTTACCTAGTGTTAAT